TTTAAGCATACCATCTAAAAACTCCTCTTGATTTACATATCTACTTTTCATCAACTCTATGAGGTTGAAAGTTTTTTCTGCAAATAAATCTATTGCCGTGTGTTGTTTATTGTTTGTCATTTCCGTTTGCGTTTTGGTTTCTGCTCATCATCGGCAAGTTGTGCCAACTCCAATGCTTTTTGGTCTGCCCAAATCAAAAGTGAGAACACCGATTCAATCACACAAGTTGAGCAGTTAGGAACATTGCGACCAAATATCTCACGATGTACATTTTGAAGTTGTGCGGATTGCTCAGGGGTTAATTGGAACACGAGTGTCTTTTTGTACTGCTCGTAAGCCGGGCGAAGTGACTGGATGAATTCTATCATATTTTTGTCTCAAGGAGTGCAACGATTACGGTTGCGATGGATGCGTACAAGATACCCACAAATCCGTAGGTGTATATAAAAAACGACAATCCCAACCACCACGATAAGCAAAAAGCACAATCAAGTGGTTTCATTTGTTTCCATTTGGAGTAGTCGCTTCCGTAGAGATAGCGTTTTAGTAGGTCGGCTGGTTTGCCGAAGTTGACGATGATGATGCTTAGACAAGCAATTCCAATTATTTCGTTGTACATCTTTCTTTCATTAATTTTACTACACGCAGAATCTCCCTAACTGATATATCCGTTTGGCGGTGGATTGCCCTTGCTGACATTCCCGAACACCATAACTTGAATAACTCCCTTTCATAGAAATATGCTTCTTCAGTTACCTGATTTATTTTGTTGATTCGTTTTTGTTCGATTCGCTCATCTTCTTCCCGTTCCAAAAGAAGGTCGGGTTCTTCAGACAAGTGCAAGTCATAGACATCGTATTGATCATAGATGCGTGATTCACCAAAGGGATGCCGGTTGCCGTTGATACAAAGGTACAAAAGACGGATTGTCCAAAATTGGATGTATCCGTCGTTGTATATTTTCTCAATTTGTTCATCAGGTTTTTGCAATATGGTCAAAAAGTAGAATTGATAGAGTTCCCTTGCCAACTCGTTTCCTTTGGCGATATTCTTCGTGGCTTTGGTCAGCCATTCCGCTTTAGAGAGTTCCTCTATTATTTCCGCTTTATTCACATTTTCTTTTCAATACTACAAATATAACCATTCTTTTCGTATTTTTTCTTTACACGCAACATCTCATCCTCACACCGGAGAATATGTATTGACGAGCTTAGACCTTTCGTGCAAATGCAAACCCAGTAAGGATAAAGATTCGACATATAGTTTGTTGGTTGTTCGGTCATATTCTATTAGTGAATCATACACTTGCACGGAGTTGATGATGGTTGAATGATCACGGTGAAGAATCTTGCCGATGGAAAGATAGGTCCTCTTCAGGTGCTTTCTACATAAATAGCAAAACAAGTGCCGAGCATCCATAATGTTTTGAGTGCGAACCTTATCCACAATTGCATCAGGTGTGACATCATAGACGATTGCAACCACTCGCATCGCTTCAGTCCACTCGGCATCTATCTCGTTTATCTTGCATCTTGGGTTGATGATTTCGTCTTTGAGTTTCTTGACCTCGTCAATTCGTTTTTGATTGAGTTCTGCAATCACTCCTTTGAGCCGTCTGACTTCTTGTTTTAGTAAATGTATTTCTTGATAGTAGTTCATAGCAATTTGGTTTGAATTGTTGTTTGATAACTTGCATCGTATCTTTGATTCTTTCCTTTTGGATATGGTTCAACTTGATAAGGCAACTCGTTTTTCATTTGCCGTTTTTGGTATTTGGTACCAATAAAATAAAAATAACGATGTTTTCGTGGGCGTTGGAAAGTGTAAAAATCATCTCCAAATTTAGTACGCATCCAATCAACACGATTTTCTTGTCCACGAGAAATATCAAAAATGGTTCCAGCGTGTAAATGCTCCATACCTTTCACTCTATATTCAAGAAACTTTTTTGATAAACCCGTGTATATCCAATTGGTGGCTTGATAAATATACCCATTATGACCTTTTGATGTATCTGCATAACTGACAATTACACACGGCTTAGGCATTAAATTCAAAGTTTGTGATACAAACCAAGACAAAGTGTTTTTCAATACTCCATCATTAATAACAAGGCGATTTAATTCATACAATTTGTAACTCGGAATAATGTTTCTCAATGTACTACTTACTGGAGTGCCATAACTACAAACACCTATCAACATTTCATCATCGTATAAACCAAAACAAAATTCAATAGGTGGGATTCGATGTGCATAATGTTTCTTCAAAAACCACTCTTTGCAATCTTGATAGTCGATTGATTTAATCAGGTAGTTCATAATAGTTCTTCATACATTGTGCGTTCACCGATGAATGTTGTTGGTATTGTGTAGCATTCCCCGTGACGATTCTTTGCGATAATTAGTTCGGCTTCTTCTTGCTGGAGCTTCTCACCTGAATAGTATGCCGGGCGGAATGGGAACATCACGACATCCGCATCTTGCTCAATACTTCCACTCTCACGGATATCACTCAGCATAGGTCTCTTGTCCGCTCTCTCCTCGCATTTCCGTGATAACTGAGCCAACACGATCACGGTGATGTTTAGTTCCTTAGAAAGCAATTTTAAGTTTCGGGATATTTCTGCAATCTCTTGTTCTCGGTTTGTTTTTGTTCCTTTGATTAACTGGATGTAATCAATCACCAAAAGTTCAAGTCCGTGTTTCGCTTTGTGAATCTTGGCTTTGGATTTGATTTGTTGGATACTGCAATTTGGATCGTCATCAATGTAGAATTGCACCGTCTGATTGTTGGCTGAATTGATTAATTGCTGAACCTCAAACTCACGAAGGTTTGCATTGCGAATTTTCCAATTGGCAAGGTCGGTGATCAACGACAAATATCTTTTGACAAGTTGTTCGTTGCTCATCTCCAGCGACAAGAACAACCCCTTTCCACCAATCTTGGCGAATTCATACATAAGCGACAAAGCCAATGCCGTCTTTCCTTGTCCAGGTCGTGCAGCCATTACAATCAAATCACCGTTGTTCCATCCGCCCAATACTCGGTCAAGTCCTGCCCATCCCGTTGGTCTTCCCGTGAGCTTGTCACCTCTTTGCACCGCTTCGATAATTGTATCAACCGTCTTGTTGGTAACTGATGAAATTTGAACCGGATCATTGATGGTTGTGAACTTGGTGTTGTCTACCATTGTCTGAACATTGGTGAGAATCTCTTTCAAGTCCGCAGTCAAATCCAAGTTGGTGATGTTCTCAATGAATTGTTTCTTCAGGTACTTATGTTCAAGTGCTGGAAGGTGACTGCTGATGTTTGGCATCCCATAAACATTCTGCGTGAGTTTGACGATGATCACCATATCAGCACGGCTGAACTTTTTTCCCAAAGTTAAAACATCAATCTCATCGTTGTTGATGTACATCTCGAGCATTGATTCAACAATGCGTTTGTTTAGGTTGTCTTCAAACCATTGCGATTTGATTCTCGGCAACATTGCACGAGTTTGGTCGTAGAATAAAAGTTGACCGATTATATAGTCCTCAAGTTCGTTCGTCATATTCTCGCAAGTTAAATACTTTTCGGTTGATAACTTGTGGAGTAGTAACATTATTTGTAAGATTGTTATTTTTCCAAGTCCTGACCGCTGCTCTCCAGTTCTTCATTTTGTTTTTACCAACAAGCCATCCGTTGGATTCGTAGTAGTCAAACCATTTCTCGGATACATCAGCCATTCCGAATTCTAACATATAGTTTTTTAACTCAGGTAAAGTTGGTTTTTGAAAATCAACTCTTTGTTTCTTTATATCTTTATCAATATCACTACCAATAACAATATCTATATCGGCATTTTTGGTATCATTTGGCATGCCACTCGATGCGGTCGCATCCCATCGCATACGAGCATTGTCAGAATTACGCTTCCTGATTGATTCGTATTTATCTAAATCACGCTTTAACGCTTGTCTGATTGGTTCAAATGCAATCTTTGTTATGACGCTATCACTTTGTGGATTAAGGTCGTTCACATAGCGTAAAAGGTGCTTGAACAAATCACCAGCTTGTTCATCGGTTAGTTGCTCAACCGTGTGAATTATATCGCAGTAGATCAAGAATGATTTTTTATCCGTTGCCATTATCGTTGATGTAAAAAAATCTTTGAAGTGGTGATGATTTAAAATGCCTTTGTAAATGACGAGTGTATGATTCATTAAGATCAATACAAGCTTTTGTTAAGGAATCGTATTTCTTATTTGTAAAAATATCAACGACCGCTTTTGAGTGCCTTTTACTTACCGCTTTCCTTGTAGATTCACACAACCCATTTTGCCAAGCGTGTTGTATATTTTCTTTTGATGTTGCCCATTCAAGGTTGTCAATGTGATTATTTGTTTTATTCCCGTCTTTGTGATTCACAGTTAATTTATTACACGGATTTGCAATAAAGTATAATGCGATTAATTTGTGAATCTTATGGTTTTTCCTTTTTCCATTTGTACAAATTCCAATTGCCAAATATTGATTACCCAAATCTCCAACCAAGTATGGTTTCAAAATTCTTTCTCTGCCACGCTTGTAGCTCTTGACTCTTCCGTGATCGGAAATGTAGTACTCACCATTGCATTCCGCAATCGCTTTCCACTGTTCGTGTTGTGTTTTCATTTTGCTGCGAATAAAAAAAGCCCATCAGAATGACAGTGGTCGCAGCACCTATCATCCCAACGGGCAAGAATCTTGAAAGTTTAAGAGAGCTGCGAAATCTCACCTTCTTGTACAAATATAGCGAATTACTCTGGTTGTTCCAAATTATAATGTGGCTTAACTTGTTTATATAAGTGCATCACTTTTGTTTGCGAATGTCCCATCTTCCTTGATATTGTCAACCAAGTATATCGGTAGTCATCACGAAGGATGGCAATC